TCATTTCTGAAACATCTATTTTGTCAGTCCAATCTAAAGGTGGTGTGGTCAACGCAGGAGTTATAAATACATCTTGATAAGGTTCAATCTTAATATTATTAGGATTATCTTCATCAGGCAAGGTTACTAAATTAAACATTGTTATAAATCCTTTTAAAAATTCCCATTGTTTTAATTCACCTCTTAAAGTTAAAAGTGCAGCAGAACTTACTGTAGCACTTGAAACAACAAAAGTACATTGACTGCCAAAAATAGTACCCATAAAAATAAAAGATGTAGCGTTAAATTCAGCTTTTAAAGTATCTCCAACATTTAAAGCAATAGTAAACTCTCCTCGATAACTAGCAGGTAAACTGTTATATGAAATAAGATTTTCTTGATTAATCAAATTAACTGTACCTGTTGCTGCTTCAGTATGTTTCCATCGACAGCTTACAGGGTGAGTACCTGAGTTTGCTCTGAATCTATAAACATAACTAATATTATAAATTTCATTATCTGTTGTTGCTGTGATAAAATTAGTAGCATCGTCATAATTTGGTGGCAAAGTAAAAGGTGATGAATTTAAATGTATTGTTTTAAAAGTATTATCTCCATTTACAGGTGTGGGCTGAAAAGTAAATGATGCAGCAAATGTATTTGAGTCTACAGGCATTATTGTTCCTCCCCAATTAAAGTCCATATACAAATTATTAAAGTCATCAGCATCGAAAAAATTTGAAGTATATGTAAAAGGTGAATCTTGAAATATTCTATCTATTAAATACTTAACATTAATAAAAGGTCTAAATGAACTTTCTAAATTAGGTAGCTTAGGATATCCGCTGCTGTCTAAAGTGTATTGATGTGTCCAATCAACAAAAGGATATTTTACCGTACTAAAGTCATCTCTAAAGCCTGAAGTATTAGCATTTTGATAAGTTATGCCAGTTCCTCCATCGTTCCAACTATACTTTATTTGTGATTTATTATATGGATGAGTTAATTCATCCAAGTCTATATCTTCAAAAGTTTTGTCTTTTAAAAAATCTGCTAATGCTACAACCTCTGAATACAAGTTTACATTGTAACTTATTTCATCTTCTTTTTCTGTAACCTCTAATAGTCTTAAAAATCCTTTAAATAAAATAAAACCATCCTGCTTTAAAACACATTGAGTTCTTCTATAAGGATTAAATATAACTCCATCATAAGACCTTGTTATCTCAAACATATGGTCAAATATTCTATTATTTCTTTTTGTAGCAGGAAGTTTAAAAGCCTTAGAATATGATTGTACTTTCTCAGCTACATTTTTAAAATTATCAACGCTTAATGTCAAAGGTAAATCTTCGTCTTCATAGAGGTCTAAAATTACTTGACCATTATCTAAAATATTATTAGCTCCTGAAGGTACTGCACCCACTACAGGTTGAATTGATATACTTGAAATATTAAGTGTAGCTACTCCATTATTAAAAAAAGCAATTAATATTGTAGTATCAGCTGCGTCAGCTGTAAATACACTTGTAGACTGAAGTAATGTAGGGTCGTGCACACCTGCATCATATATAGTATTACCATCTGCTATTTGAGTTACAATAAATCCTGTTGATGCTACACTTAAATTTATCGTAAGAGTATATTGAACGCCTATTGTTAAATTTGTAATTTTTTGATAAACACCCGTCATCGTAACAGGACCTGCTATAGAGTCTAAAACTAAATTTCCGAATGCCTCTATAGGGTAAGCAACAAGACCATCTACTCTGAATCTATACCAAGTATTAGGAATAGAAGCAGGAGCATTGTCTAAAATATCTTGATAGGCTGGATAAATACCATTACTCTGGTAAGTTGCTGTTGAATTTAATCCATTAAAAGTAATACCATTAACTAAAAATTCGGTGGGTGAACCTGAAAGTACATTATAAGTTCCGTCATTATTCTGTGGATATACTATTAATTGAACGCTCATTATACTGCTTGTGTTCTAAGTGTTTTACTTTTTTCAACCTCAAATGTATACTGCATAACCTTATCATTTGCTATAGTCTTTTTAGTATAACTAGAAGTTGTAAGTCTTACAGGTATTACATATTGATTCATAGCAGGTATTGTGATTGTAGGGTCAGAACTTAAATCACTTTGAAATCCTTTTAATATATAAACTTCAGGACTATTAATAAGTTCTTCAAACCATTCGGATTCTGATTCATTTACAAAGTCTGTATTCATTTTTATTTTTTCTGTTGCATTTACTCTGAAAGCTTTTTTACCTCCTTTGAATCCATTTACTTTATATCTTGATTCGTTCCAAGTTCCTTCAAGTTGTCGGTATGTACTGCCTTTAGTTGAAATAGTCTTAGATGACTTCATATTAAAAGTGTAGTAATCCCAAGCTCCCCATTGATTCAACCAACATAGTCTAATAGATTCAAATCCTTTTGTGTTTGGGCAATTAACATTGATTGTATATTTTTGACCAAAATTAGTTACACTACCTGTTAAAGGTTCTACAGTATAATACCCTCCTTCAATAGTTCCTGCAGTAACTAAAGCATTAAAGGTTGAACTCCAGTTTCTTAAATTAGCAGGAAAGACACCAAAGTAAAATAATCTTTTACTAGCTGAAGCATCTAAAGAAGGGATAGCTCCATTACTAGTGTTAAAATCTACAGATTCCAACCCAATTTGAGAGCCTGAAGAGTCATAATAAACGAGTCTTATTTTCGATGGTATAGTTTGAATTGTTAAAAATGAAAAAGTACCATAGTCATTTACGTTAGCATACTGAGTAGTTGGAGCGTTAGTAAGAAACTGACCTGAATCTTGGAAGAATGTAAATTTTTGAGTAATAGGATAACCAAAATTGTTTCCTGTTGATTGAGTAAATGGAGTATCAGCTAAGTCAAGTATATCAGTATATTTTAAATAGCCGTTAAATATATTATATAAATCAGAGTTTACAGGGTCTGTTGTTACTATAAACCCATTTGTATCTGTGTATTCAATCTTAAATTGTATAGCTAAATAACTTATAGCATTTCGATTCTTTGAATACTTGTCAATCAAGTGAATAGGAACTATAGAGTCAGAACTTTGACCATTTAATTTGTATTCGCTACTTCTTCCTGCTAAATTATCACTCTTTACAAAGCTTTCTAATACAGGACTTAAATCAAACATCCCTACTCCTGCGTTGTTAGGTGTTGTTTTAAAAGTACCTATTACATCTGTGCTTGTTGAAGGATTAGGTATTTGGTCATTGCTTATATGTACTTCAGCTATAAACTTTACATTTATTTCACCAGATACTATTCCTGTATTAGAAACAGTAAATATAATATCTTGACCAACTACTAATTGGTCATATAAAGGTTTCTGTGCGATTAGTGTTGCCATTATGTTACTTGTGTTATTGTTTCTTTATTTATAGTATTTAAAATATCTTCTTCTATGTTTTGTAATAACTGATCACCAAACTGCTTTAATCCAAGACCTAAAGGTTTCTGAAAAAAACTTATTCCTTGTATTCCATCTCTTTTAATTGCTCTACCCATTATAAAGGCTAATGACATATTGCTAATAAATCTACCAGTCTTTTTATCTCTTCCCTTTATTCCTTTCTTTTTTATCCACTTAGATAAAATATCAGGAGGTGGTTGCTTCGTTGTATAACTATAAGGACTTGATATTGTTTTATTTTTATAATCCTTAAAACTTCTTTTCTTTTTATTTCCTGAAACTCCTTTGTCTACAAACTGACCATAATGCGACATATAAAATTCTACTGTAAAACCTTTAGAGCTTTTTCTTACTTTAAAATAAATGGAGCTTTCTAAGTCTGACCCACCTCCTTTTTTTTTCTGTAAACCTCCCTTTGCTCTATTTACTACTTGCTTTCCAAAACTATTTAAGTAACTTTCTATATTGTCAGTTTCCACTATTATACAAGCCCTACAAATAGTTCAACTCTAGCTGTAGCTGCTGAAGTCGGTTGTACTTGTAATGAAGCTAAATTTTCCATAGTTCCGAAACTTGGAGTCGTATCTTCTTCACCTAAAGCTACCACATCTCCTGCATATAAAACGTGAGAACCTCCAGGTCTTATTGTAACTTGATAATTAGTAGCTGTAGTAACTACTGCAAGCTCTATTATTATAGCTGTTTCCAAGTTAGTGATTCTACAATATTTCGTCCGATCTACATCAATAGCTCCTGGAGATGTTGAAGGTAAAGCTGCAAATACTGCAATAGTAGTTACTGCACCTGATGTGCAAGTTACTATCCTTTCCATAACATCAGTAATATCTGTTGTTGTTAATGAATTACTAGAACCTCTAAGGCTTCCATTTAATACTACTGTCTCTGTGATTGTTGTTACTAAGTCTGCCATAATTTTGTTTTTATAATTGTATTGTTATTTTAAATTTTTTCCATCCTATTTCTATTGTAAACCATCCTAATTTGTATTTCATTAATAACCTGCTCCTGTAGTAGTTACAGGAATATCACAAGTTTGAAAATCATTCTGTACTAATACTCCAATAGTAAATACCCATCCACACAATAAGTTATCGAATCTTTCTTGGAACGGCTCAATAGTAAATTGGTCTTGTGTAAAATATAAAGGGAAATTAATATCATTAACTCCTTCTAAAGATTGCCTTGAACTATGTCTTAGCATACCAATAAAGTCTGTTGCAATTTGTAGTGTTTCATTATACACATCTTGCTCATTACTTAATGTTTTATATAACTTAGAGAAATTAGCGTCTGCATTATTTAATGTCCAGTTTTCTCTTTCAGTTACAGAATCCATAATAAAAATCTGAAAATTATATGATAGTTGACTATCTCCAGTCGTTACACTTGTTGGGTTAATATGAAGTAAAGCATACTCAGTATTTTTTTCCAAGTCAATTGAAAATATATCACCAACAGAAGTTGTGCTTATTTGCTCGTGATATTCGCCCAGTCGTAAAAGAGTATTAACGACATTATTATAAGATTTATTTTTAACCATTTCTTTTTACTTTATTTTGCGAGTTTAAATCTGTTTCATAACTAAGCCACGTTAAACATTCTAAAAGACTTAGCCTAGTTATACTTTCTAGCTTACTAATATCAGCGTTGCACAATCTATGGAGAATTCCGAACCATCCCCATTTACTGCAAAAATCTTCGGAAGCTATTGCGTCTTCATTTCCTTCTGCTTCTGCATCGAATATAATTGCAAAATCCTTAATAATTCTTTCCCTAAAAGAAAGAAAAAAAAAAGGGCTGCCTGTACTTGTGATGCAGACATCTGCTTCATTTCTTCAACTCTCATTGTTATATTACCATCATAAGCTTCTATTACATAAGCACCTTTAATATGTTTCTCTTTAATAGGTCGATATAAAATAGACATCAATTCTGGCAAGTTTTTATCTATTCCGTTTTTCATTATAGTCTCAATATCGGCAAATTCACCGAGCGTTATTGAATCGAGGTCTGGATGAAATCCGTATTCAACACCATTTACTTCTATTATTCTTTTAAGTCTAGTATCTTTGTTTTCTTGTAGCTCTGCTATTCTTTGCATTATAGCTGCAACATCTGATAGTGATAATTCTTTTATTAATTCTTTTGGAATGTCAGACAGCTCTGCAATAGTCATAGTTGCTTCTTCTGTCTTTGTGCCAGTTTCAAAATCAATTAATTTTAGCCACGTCTCCATAGTAACATCAGCCCAACTATTAATTAGATTAAATTTTTTTACCTCTCCTTGTTTTTTAATTTTGACCACCATACACTATATAATAGAAATTAGTTGTTTTTAGTTTACTCTTACTTTTAAATTGTTAATAACTTTGTGAGTTATTCTGTTTATATAGTGTTTTATTCAAATAAAGTTTGTATGTTTGCACTATAATTAATAACAAAGATATGAAAAATTCAGACATCCTTAAAACAATTAACTTCTTATTAAACATTAATGAAGATGTATATTGGAAAAGTTCTCTTTATAAAGTAGTAAAAGACACTAATAATAAATTGATAGTTATATGTACTAAAAATGGATTTACTATGGGTTTACAAAATTCTGAATTAAAAGATTGTGGAACTCATAAATGGGCAATAAGAGAAAATGATTTATCTAACTTTAAATTAATAAGATAATAAAATTATTACTGCACAAAATACTTACCTGCGTTTGGATTGTCTAAGTGATATATTATATTATAACGAATACCATCTATTGCGTGATTCCAATTATCCACGTATAGCTTAGAACCTTTATCTGCATATACATAGTTGTTTAACTCTTTAGCTATATTAGTAGACTCAGGGCTTACAATTAGTTCATAGTCTTGCATCCTAGTTATTCCGCTTTCTATAGTTCCTTTCTTAACTGCTTTTATGTTTATTCCTAAATGCTTTAAGTCTGCAATAAGTCTTGGCTCTGCTGAATCGGCTATGATTAAAGTATTGCCTACTTTATCTAAAATGATTGCAGCTAGTTCGTGTGATTTTAAACCATTACGATAAACTTCTTCTTTCAGATATATCTTTTTATGTTTTTTATCAATAGCGACAGATGTTAAAGAATCAGGATCTATTGAGAATCCAAAATCAAGACCACAAGAAACTTGCAAGTCATCAGGATTAAAAGCACCTATACTCCAATTATGGAAGACTACTCCTTCTGCTTTTGCTAACCACCCTCCAAGAATCTTGTGCTGATACTTTTTAAAGTTATTATGCTTTATACTCTTAATACGCTCTAGGAAGCTCTCAGATAGATTTGTTTCATTATCTAGGTATGTACTATGGATGTAGCATATATTGTCTTTAACACCATTAAAACCACCTTCAATCCCTTTGTCCTCAAAGAACCTCTTGTATATCCAATGTTCCTTAGTAACAGGATTTAAAACTAATATGATTCTATTCTGTACTTTCTTTTCCCTTATACTTAAGTCTATTGTATCAAAGATGTTTTCGTCTACAAGTTCTTCAGCTTCATCAAGTACCCAAGTGCTTATTCCTTGCAATGACTTTAGACTTGCAGTCTGATTTCCTGCTGATGTCTTAATACCTCTAAATAGAATATCTGATTTGTTTTTAGCATTAACTACTTCTGACTTATTGATATTAAAGGTTTCTTCAAATCCTAGTAAACCTATCTTTTCTAAGAACTCAGGAATGATTGAAAGGTGAGCTGAGGTCATTGTAAAACGAGTAAACAAAACTCTTATACCTCTTGACATTGTAAGTAGAGTAAGAAAGACTGTAACTGCAAAAGACTTTCCACTACCCCTACCACCTGTAATAATAAAGTATCTAGCCTTTGAGTCAAATAAAGGATTGTATTTCTTACTCAGTATCAGTGTCAATGAATGTAATTAAAGGAAGGTTAAGAGCTTTATCTCCTGATGTTAAATCTACTCTATTGGTTTCATTCATACCACAAATATTCTTTGCTCCGTGTATTACAACTGATGGCACTTTATCTTTTATACATTCATAGAATTTAGACATTACAAAGTCTTTAGCAATTAACTCAACATCATTTACTGCTTGAGCAAATACTTCATCTTCTTTTAACCACTTGTAGTAATTAGTTCTTGATAGGTCGCAAGACTTTAAAGCTGTTGTTACTATCCCTAGACTTCCCTCTAGTGCTTTAAGCATTTGCTCCTTCGCTATTTTTGTTCTATTTTGTTCCATTTATTATAGTTGCTTTAAGTCCTGTAAACTGTTCCCATCTGTTTATTATTACATCACAATACTTTTCATCTAACTCCATTCCGTAACATTTTCTATTTAGTTTTTCTGCTGCTATTAGTGTGGTTCCACTTCCAAGAAAAGGGTCTAGTATTATTTTTGATTGTACTACCATTTCTATAGCTTTTTCAGGTAAACCTACAGGAAAACAAGCTTTGTGATTTTCTCCTTGTGAATTAGTATTATTAACATCCCAATAATTTGATGTTACTTTTTTTAAATTTAACTTTTCTCCATTTGTGGAAAACAAAAAAATAGGTTCCCAATCTCTCATCATAGAACCTTTAAAGGGAATAGTAGAAGATTTTTTCCAACATATCATTTCAATTAAGTTTTCAATTTTATCTTCTAATTGTTTTATATATTCAAATCTTGATTTAGCATTGTAAGAAACATTCCAAAAAACAAAACCTGTAGTAAAATTAAAACAAATATCTAAAACATTCTTTGTGAATGTAATATAGCTATCAGAACTTTGATTATCTGAAAATGCACCTTCATACATTTTTTTTGATTTCTTTTTATTGAAAATATCCCCATCTCCTGTTTTAGCATTTGCATTGTAAGGAGGACTTGTAAATACCATATCAGCTTTTTCTCCATTCATTAGTTTCTCTACATCATCTGAGCTTGTACTATCTCCACACATTACTCGGTGTTCTCCTAGCTGCCAAATATCACCACGCTTTACTATGCTTTCTTTTACTTCAGGTATTTCGTCATCATCAATTAATCCTTCCGTTACTTTGTCATCTTCATTCTGCCATACATCTAATCCCCATTCAGCAAGTTGTACGCTATCCCATTCATTAGCTAGTATATCCCATTCCCATTCTCCAAAGCCTACATTATCTTTAACTATAAACTCTTTCTTTTGTTCTTCAGTAAGTCCTTCAGCTGTGTCTATCCATACTTCTGATAGTCCTGCTTCTTTACTTGCCTTTAATCGCATATTGCCACCTAACACCATAAAGTCCTCATCAACTACAATAGGTCTTAGCTTTAACATCTCAGGAAATTCCTTAATAGACTTGACTAGCTTTTTAAACTTATCGTTCTTGATGATTCTAGGATTGCTTGGATTTCCCTTTACTTTACTTATCTTAACTTGTTGCTTCATAGTATATAATAGAAATTATTGTTATTTATTTAAAAGTCCTCATTGATTCCCCTTTCGCCTACTAGCTTTTCCTTTGCTCCTGCCCATAACTTATCTCTATTCTTACTTAGACTTGGTTCTGTCCTTTGTAAGTTTGGAATCCCTTCTGTTGGTTCGCTAGTCATATAAAGTCCACATTCACACTCTGCTTGCTTAGTTACCCATTTTTCATTTCTATAAACTATTGTAGCTGTTGATATTTCTTTAGTCTTTCCACATTCGCAAGTATATAGTGTCATCTCTTTAACTTATCAAGTTCAAACTCTAAATGATTTATTGCTTTCTGTATGCACTCAATAGGACTATCGTGTTTCCTTTCAGCTCTTAAAAGATAACTAACTGCGACCCCTGTATTGTAGCTAAGTTCAAAGTCTTCTATAACTTTACGAGCTTCAATCTTATACCGACTTCCTATATAGTAACTAGGTATTCTATTGTCTTTCATTTAGCCTATCGTTTTCTAGTCCTCCTGTTCTAGTTTTAACTTTATCTTGTACCTTTATGCTAGGAGTTTCTACTTTCTCCATATTCCAGAGTAATTTATCTTTTGCTCTGTTCTTAATTCTTGTTTCTATTATGCTTAATAAAATAACTATAAAAAAGAAAGCAGCTGTTATGATTCCAAGTATTGTAAATATTATCATTTTGTTAAAAGTTTTAAAAGTTGGCTTGAAGTGTAAATCCTGTCATCGCCTGAATAGTTATTATATATCATTGTAAAATTGTCATCTTTCCAAGTCCAAAGGCTTCTTACATTCTTTTTGATATTGTCTTTCAATATCCATTTAATTGTTTTGTACGTTCTTTCTAAGGCCATATTACTATTATTTTCATTATTACTATATTAGTTAATTGTATTGGGGGGCATCTGAAAACCCCCCTTTACTACTCAGGTCTGAAAAATTAAATGCTTTTTAGGTCTCCCAATTTATTATTAATTATTTTCTGAGTATTCATTATAAATCTTTTTTATACCATCGAAGCAAGCTGCTATACAAGAACCACAATTTGTTGCTGTTGAGTAGTTCGTGTTGTATAACGTATTGTATATAGTTATCATTTTACTTTTTGCTTCGTGGTCTTTTGCTCTTCCTGTTTTTAAATCCTCCCACAAAACTATAATCTCTGCTATTATTTCTTCAGGTATATCAGTTCTAACTTCTACTTCTGATGTCTTTTGCCAATAACCCTTTGGACAAGATTGGCTGCTGATTTTTGACTTAATTTTCATAAAACATTTACAAATTTTACAATTTCCAAGTACACTTGAATAGTAAGTACACCCTTTACAAATAGCCATTCTATCTTCATATATATCTTTAGGCACAAAGAACTTATTCACTTAACTTGTATTTTAATTCTGTTCTTACTTTGTCTATTGTTGTATATAAGCTGTTCCTACTTATTCCTGTTTTATTTGCTAGTGAGTCTAGTGTATTTGATTCGTGATAGTATAATTGGAAAATTTTAGTATCGTACCAAGAAAAATTGTCTTCTAAGGCTTTGTCTATCTTTTCTAGGCTAGTCCATTGATAGTCGTCTATTATCTCATTAGGCAAGTTATAAAGGTGCTTAGATGGTATTGTTTCTCCTGATTCCATTTCATCATAAGTAACTGCACTTGTTAAACTGTCTATATGTGTATAATACTTTTTATACTTATAATAGTAATTGCTTCGTGGACTTGTTAATGCTCGTCTTAAAGCAACTGCTCCATATCTTGTTATTCCTAATATTCCGTCTTTATCGTAAATTCTTTTAATTACCTCTGGATTAGCTTGAAGAAAATAAAGCATAAGCTCTTGTACTGATTCATTAACTTCATTTTCATCTGAGGTTAGTCCATAAGCCATAGTCCTAAACTTATCTGAAAGCTTTGATATTTCTAAATAAATCTCAGTCATTAATTGGTTCTATCTTGTCTATATTATTTACGGTGTCTTGTAATAGTTCGTCTAAGACAACTCTGTACGCTTTAACTACTGCTGCATTGCTTTTTGTTTCAACACCTGCAAAGAATCCATTTGTTGCTACTGAAAGATTTATTGGTATTATCATTAACCAATCCCAGAAATTTTCTTCCTTTGTTCCTGATCCGTAATTATTGTGATATTCAATTATAATCTGGACAACTTCTAAATAATTATTAAATCTATTTTTTGTGCTGACTTCTTTTGCAAACTCTTTGCACATTGTAATGTAAGTTTCTAATATTACTCTGTGCTCATCATTAGCGTAGATCGGTTCTGTCATACGCCAAAGATAATTAAATAGTTACGAAATTTGTTTTTCTTCTTTTAACTTATTAACAAGGTTTTTGTAATAACTTATTTGTTCTTCGTATTCTACTCTTGATAATTTATGAATAGTCCTTGCTAAAAATTCTAATTCTTCTGCTGTGCCTTCTCCATACTTACAATCTATAGCTAGTCCAAATTTATACTGTTCCCCCTGAGAGTACATATTACACTTTATGCACTGCGTTGAACAATTTTCCTCATTGAAACGAGTAGCCATAAAACGTCTCGATTGGAAATGACCATTTTGCATACCGTCCTTATAAAACCTTACTACTGAACAAGTTATGCATTGTGTATATCCAAACTCATTAGAATCTCTAAGTCTAATGTAAAGGCTGAACCATTTGTCTAATTCTTTTTTTAGTTTACTAACTGTTTTTTTCATATCCTAAGTCTTTTCTCCATTTGTCTTGCAATATTCCCTTTCTTAGGTTATACTTTTCCCCTCTGTATTTAGGTTCTTCTTCTTGAAGCTTTGCCCTTGCTCTTTTTATACTTGGAGCTGATGTTAATTTATTATTAGAATATAGTCTTAGAAATTCAAATGCAGGAATAACTATATCCCCATAATCTAATTC